ACAACAATCTGCTGCTATCTATTACGGGAATAGCCATAGATGGAACGACTACCGCAGAACTGGATTCATTAACATACATTTTTCATGCCCTATTTAAAAGCAGTGAAAAAATATCTGTCAAAATATCTATGGAGGTAGATGGATATTCTCAAGATATCACCCCAGTAACAACAAATTTCGACGTCACTGAAGAATACTTAACATGCAGGTCAAATTTCGCTGAACTATACCCAAATAAGAGCAAGCCTTCTAATTTGTATATTGGCTTGGACGCCACGGTCACTATCAATATTTTAATTACTTCTCATAATAGCCAAACCCTATATATGACATGCCCGTTCTTGTATCAAGAATACGAATACATGCAAAACCCTTTTGTCAAAAACAGCATAAAATATATTCCTCAAGTTTTGTTTGAAATAGACCAGGCACAAGACCCCCAATACCCTATGGCTAAGTTGATCCATGCCTTAAATCATGCTTCTGCACAAACTTCGGCGCTAGCAGCGAGATTTTGGAAATTAGATTTAGAAGAATTGCCAGTCGAATATGACGGCACTGAAGATTTTTCTAAAAGCAAACTTGTTGATCCTGATCTTGCTGATTATGAATATTTGGATTGGTTAGCGCAATTTAACGGCACCTCCGTGCGTAAAAATATTTATGCCCCAAACCCTGCCAATGCTACCAAAACTCAAAATTTAGGGGTTCGTGTTGCGACAACGGTTGCAGGGACGCTTGCAACATCTTTTGAAAATGGTGACACCGTTGATGGTGTCGTATTAAAAACCGGGGACAGAATTCTTATTAAAAATCAAGCGACTGCATCGCAAAATGGTATTTACGTTGTTGCTACGAGTGGTGCTCCAACTAGGGCTACGGATATGCCGGCTAGTATACTAGATATCTCTGCTGGGTTTTCTGTTTGGGTTAATAGTGGGACTCTTAATTCTGGAACTATTTGGAGATTGACGAATGCCAGCAACCCTACGGTAGGTACGGACGCGTTGACTTTTGCTATTAAACAGATATCAGTCGACGTAGCAACGACAACCGCAGGAACGCTTGCGACATCTTTTGAAAACACCGACTACATTGATAATTTCCAATTATCTACAGGTGATAAAATTCTTATTAAAAATCAAGCGACTGCATCGCAAAATGGTGTTTACGTTGTTGCTGCAAGTGGTGCTCCTACGAGAATTACAACACTACCAACAGCATTGACGTTAAGTAATTATCTGGATGTTTTTGTTAGTGACGGTTTGTCTAATAAATATAAAATCTTCAGAAGTACTTCAAATAATGCCGTGATTAATACTAATGATTTGAATTTTTCTGAGGTTGCTTTAAGCGCTTATGAAAATAATGTTGCTGCGTTTACTCGTTGGCAAATTTCTAACGGTTATTGGGGGTATAAGGCTGGTACTCGTGAGGCTTTTGATGGTATTCTTGACAGATATTTAACTGGCACTAAGTATCGTACTTATACTTTGACTGGTTTTCTTTTGTCTATTAAGACTTTGTATGATGAAACTCCATGGGCATCCTATGGTCGTAGTCCATTATTGGAAGCATTGTTGGAACCAGCACGCCCTGCAGGGTATAAACTAGTAGTAGAAGTTGTTAATGACTTAAGATTTACGTTTAACAGTGCTACTTTGGGTCAATTTAATGATGACCCGCTTGGATAGGGAGTTTTTATGGCATATCGCGGCTATATACAGTGGAATTCAGGAGACACGCTTGATGCCGAAGATGCTATGACGTACCTAATGCAACAGACTCCTACAATTTGGGATACCGTTGCTACTCGTAATGCCAACGCCAACTATGTTGCTAGTTTAATTGAGGGTAATCTTTGCTTTATTCAAGCCACTGATACTTTATACTATTACGATGGCGCTGCATGGCAAGCCATTGCCACAAAGGCGTATGTAGATTCAACCAGTGCCACGGCAAGAGATGCTTTAATTTTGTCATACATGAATTCAAACTAAGGAGAAAAATATGTCAATTAAATTTATTAAAGATACTGTAGAACGTGCAGTTACCGCTTTTCTCGCCTCGTACCTGGGTGCCTGGGTCAATGCTGGCGCAGACTTTGACGGTCTGACCAACACGGACAGCCTAAAGACTGGCGTTGTTGCTGCCGGACTCATCGTTGCCGCATCATTTGGACTCAAAAAGGTCGGTTCCAACAAGGATTCTGGCTCTATCCTCTGATAGTCCTGCCAGCACATACTTCTCTCAACTACAATGTTGTAGGCATCAGAGGAGAGTAACCCATGCTTGCAGGAACATACAATATAACTTGTGAGCAGGGCTCGACGTTCAGTCGTATCATTACGGTGGAATACCCCGACCCCAACGACAGTAGTGCGATGCTTGCGTATGACTTTACTGGTTTTACCGCCAGAATGCAGATACGTCGAACCATTGAGTCAACCACCGTCATGATTGAACTCACGACGGCAAATAGTGGCATCGTATATACCGCTTCATCAACGGTCAACGCTGGTTCTTTCGTTGTAGGTACAAGATATGTCATTTTGACTGCAGGGAATACCTCTTTTACGGCAATCGGTGCTGCTAATAATACGGCGGGAACATCATTTGTAGCCACTGGAGTGGGCAGCGGAACGGGAACGGCCTACTCCCCAAGTGGACAACTAACCATCAATATGACGGCAGGACAGACCGCAGCACTTGAAACAAGCGGTGTGTACGACCTGGAAATAATAAATTCAGCGAGTCAAGTCTCAAAACTCCTAAAAGGTGCCTTTACGCTCAACCTTGAGGTCACCCGATGACTGGTATCCCTAATACGGTCAATATTCAGCAGGATACTCCGAATACTGTCACCGTAAATCAAGAAGACCAGAATTTAGTTACCGTACAAACAACGGTCAATAACGTCACCGTAACCACCGGGTCTATTGCCTCTGGACCAACTAGACGACACATACACACGCAGGGTTCGGTGTCCTCTACATGGACCATTACTCATACCCTAGGGGGTAATCCTAGTGTAATGGTTGTAGATTCTAGCAATACAGTGGTCTATGGTGAGATACAATATTTATCTAGCACTCAAGTGCGAATCTTATTCAGTGCTGCTTTCTCCGGATTTGCATACCTAACCTAAGGAAACACTATGGCTCAGAAGTTTCTAACAAGTATTGACCTCAATCAGAACGAACTAATTAACACCAGGTTTCAGGTTGTAACTTCTTTTCCAGCCGTTGAAAACACGTTTGAGGGTCATCTTGTCTATAACTCCACTACCGATGTAATTGCCGTTTACGCAAACGGTGGTTGGCGCTCGCTTCCTCACAGTATCGTTTCTGGTGGTGGTGCAGGAATTGCCGAAGCCCTTAATGTTGTTACATCAAATGGCACCGTAACTCTCACTCTAAACGTCGCCGATACCGATAGTGCAGGCTTGCTCAGTGCCGCATTCTTTAATGACCTTACTGGTGCAACTTCAGCCGCCACTGGAGACAAACTGGTAAAACGCAATGCAACTGGTCGCATAAGTGTTGCTACTCCCACCGATGACTCTCACGCTGCCACCAAGGCTTATGTGGATTCCGCTCGTTCGGGTCTTGATGTCAAGGAGTCCGTAAGGGTAGCGACAACTGCTGCAATCAACCTTTCAACTGACCTAGAGGCTGGCGATGTAATTGATGGGGTAACACTTGTCGCTGGCAACCGCGTTCTTGTAAAAGACCAAGGCACGGCGTCGGAAAACGGTATTTATGTAGCCGTTGCTTCTGGTGCAGGGGCGGCTTCTCGTTCAACGGATGCTGACACTTCGGCAGAGGTTACAACAGGAATGTTCACCTTCGTCTCTGAAGGTACCGTAAATGCTGACAGCGGATTTGTTCTTTCAACAAATGACACAATCACCCTTGGTACAACAGGATTAACTTTTGTCCAGTTCTCTGGTGCTGGGTCATTCACTGCTGGTGACGGTCTTACCAAGAGTGGGACTACGATTAATGCTGTTGGAACAGCGGGTCGTATCTCTGTTTCTTCAGATGCAATTGATATTGATAGCACCTATGTTGGTCAATCAACGATTACGACACTTGGAACGATTGCTACCGGCACATGGAACGGCACAGCCATTGCTGGTCAGTACGGTGGTACTGGGGTTGCCAACACTGGTAAAACCATCACTTTGGGTGGGAACCTCACTACCTCTGGTGCACACGCCACGACGCTCACCACAACCGGCACTACGAGCGTAACCCTGCCCACCACGGGAACTCTCTCCACCTTAGCAGGCACTGAGACCCTTACTAACAAAACGCTCACTAGCCCTACGCTTACTACCCCAGCATTAGGCACCCCTGCCTCAGGAACGCTCACTAACGTAACTGGATTGCCGTTGACAACTGGTGTCACTGGAACACTCCCTATCGCTAATGGTGGTACTAACGCAACGACCGAAGCGACTGCTCGTACCAACTTGGCATCAACAGCCGCTGAAGCAACAGGTCGCGGAACAAGCACCCCAGCACTTGCCCGTATTGCTACCAAAGCCTGTGTAGTACATACTGACAATGTTTCAACAACGTCAGTGGTTCACAACTTTAACACCCTTGATGTAATTGTTCAGATTGTAGAAGTCGCTTCAGGGGCCACAGTTATTGGTGATGTCACCCGTACCGATGTCAACACAGTCAGCGTTACCCTTTTGGGTGCTATTGGTAACGGCGCATACAGAATTATTGTAACAGGCTAAGTAAATATTACCCCGAGGGGCCCATCATAAGAGACGACTGAGGTCATGGCTCAAAAATTTATAACACCAATCACAATCAAGCAGTTATCTTCTGCTGGCTCTGATGGTTTAACAATTTTTCTTGATGGCGAAACTTATGCAAGATTGCAAGTTCAGGGCGGTGGACGACTTGTTTGGGGCGATGGCTCTGCTGCTGGTGACGTAAACCTATATCGCGATGCAGCAAATGTCCTTAAGACTGACGACACCCTAAAGGTTCCAGTTTTATTCATTGATGGCATTGAAGTAGATACTTCTGGTGCTCAATCTGGTCAAATTCTCCGTTTTGATGGTGCCAAGTTCGTTCCGTACACGGGTGATGCAGGCCCTACTGGTCCCACGGGTGTAACTGGAGCGACAGGACCGACGGGTGTGACAGGGAGCACTGGAAATACTGGCGCTACTGGACCAACAGGCACAACTGGCGCTACAGGAAGCACTGGACCCACTGGTCCAACAGGAGTTGGAGCAACCGGTCCTACTGGTGCAGCAGGTGATATAGGAGCGACTGGACCAACTGGCATTACTGGTGCCACAGGAACTGCTGGAAGCACTGGAACCACAGGAGCGACGGGTCCTACAGGCATAACTGGACCCACGGGTGTTGCAGGTGATACTGGGGCTACGGGTCCGACGGGCGTAACGGGCAATACGGGAGCAACTGGTCCCACGGGAACGACAGGAACTACTGGAGCGACGGGCCCCACGGGTATCACTGGACCCACTGGCATCACCGGACCAACAGGAACAACAGGCACGACTGGTGCTACGGGCCCCACTGGAACTACTGGTGATGTAGGTGCAACAGGTACAACTGGTGCTACTGGAACCACTGGCGCTACCGGACCTACGGGTATCACGGGTTCTACAGGAACTACGGGCGCAACCGGCGCAACAGGTCCGACGGGAATCACTGGAACCACAGGCGATACTGGTGCAACGGGTCCTACGGGTATCACGGGAGCCACGGGCACGACAGGAACCACTGGTGCGACTGGCCCGACTGGCATAACAGGCGCTACTGGTATCACGGGTAATACAGGGCCTACGGGAGTAACTGGAACTACCGGCGCTACAGGACCCACGGGCATCACTGGACCGACTGGCGTAACAGGCGATACAGGTGCAACAGGTATCACTGGTGCGACTGGACCAACTGGAGTAACTGGAGCGACGGGCGTTGGTGCAACTGGTGCGACCGGCACAACAGGTCCGACGGGCGTAACAGGACCGGCAGGAAACTTCGGCGGAATCACCCTCGACTATACGTTCAACACAAACACGACAGCAACTGACCCAGGCGCTGGATTCCTGAAGTTCAACAACGCAGATGTAAGTCTCGCAACTGTTCTCTACATTGATGATTTGTCCGACGGCTCAACCGATGTCCAATCATTCTTGCGGACCATTGATGATTCAACGAGCACTATCAAGGGTCACTTTAGAATCTCGAACAAACTTGACTCAAATGATTTTGCGCTATTTACAATTTCTTCTACCACGGAAGAAACTGGATATTTTACCGTTGACTGCGCATATGTTTCTGGTCCGTCAACATCGTTCAGTAATAACGAAGATGTAATTATCACATTCGCTCGCACTGGTGACGTAGGTACGACTGGTGCAACAGGAACTACGGGCGCAACAGGGCCTACGGGCGTTACGGGAACTACGGGCGCCACCGGTCCTACTGGAGTAACAGGTGCAACGGGTACCACGGGCGCAACGGGAATCACTGGTACCACTGGAGCGACAGGGCCCACTGGAACTACTGGAACCACAGGCGCAACTGGACCCACCGGAGTTACGGGTGCAACTGGAACCACGGGAGCAACCGGTCCTACGGGAATAACTGGAACTACAGGCACAACGGGCGCGACTGGTGCTACTGGCCCGACGGGAGTCACGGGCACTACTGGTGATACGGGTGCAACCGGACCGACTGGTGTTACTGGGGCAACAGGAACCACAGGCACTGCGGGTGCAACGGGTCCTACAGGTATAACCGGACCTACAGGTATAACTGGTGCCACGGGTACAACAGGAACCACGGGGGCTACTGGGCCCACTGGTGTGACCGGAACTACGGGTGACACGGGCACGACTGGACCGACAGGAGTAACGGGAGCGACAGGTCCTACTGGCATAACTGGAGCGACAGGCATCGGTGCCACGGGTGCTACTGGACCCACTGGTGCAACAGGCACCACTGGCACTACGGGGGCCACAGGTCCTACGGGTGTAACTGGTGCAACAGGCACAACAGGCGCAACTGGTGCGACAGGCCCAACGGGTGTCACGGGCACTACTGGTGATACGGGTGCGACTGGTCCAACCGGAGTAACTGGCGCTACGGGCGCTACGGGCGCTACGGGCCCTACTGGCACGACAGGAACCACAGGCGCGACAGGCCCAACAGGAATTACGGGAACCACTGGTGATACGGGTCCGACCGGGCCTACAGGCGTAACGGGGGCGACTGGTATCGGTGCAACGGGTGCGACAGGCACGACGGGTGCGACAGGACCCACGGGTATAATAGGAACGACAGGAGCGACAGGTGCTACTGGACCGACGGGTGTAACTGGAACAACGGGCACCACTGGTGCGACTGGCCCAACTGGCATTACCGGACCCACTGGGACTACGGGTGCTACTGGTGCTACAGGTGCAACGGGTGCTCAGGGAAATTTCGGCGGCATCACGCTTGACTACACGTTTGATACGAATATAAGCCAAAGCGACCCTGGTGTAGGAAAACTAAAGTTTGACGCTTCCGATATCACGACAGCAACAAAATTATTCATCGATGATTT